CCCAGAAACATGCGTTTCGTGAAGATGTGAAATAGAATGTCCCTCTAAAGCATCGTGTATCCTTTTTGCCGAGGAGATCGTGGTACAGATCAAAGCTTTACAGCATGTAGGCACGGGGGTATGAGTATATCTTGTACCCCCTTTAGGATTAATAATGAAGGAAATGTTGTCAGATTTTATAAAAGTTATAGTATGTATACTAGGAGCAACTAGTTTATATACAGGTCTTGTAAGTTTAATAGAAGATAATGTAGGATTATTTTTTGTAGCACTACCATTTAACATTATGTTCATATGGTGGTATAGTAGTAAGATGAGGAGATACAATGCCGAGAAAAGCATCTAAGCCAATACGAAAGACTACAAAAGGCAAAGGGGCTAACTATAGACCTACTAAGTCTGGAGCAGGCATGACTAAGAAAGGGGTAGCTGCATATCGTAAAGCTAATCCTGGTTCTAAGTTAAAGACAGCAGTTACTGGCAAAGTAAAGAAAGGTAGTAAAGCTGCGAAGAGAAGGAAGTCGTATTGTGCTAGATCAGCAGGACAGTTAAAAAACAGTTCAGCTAAAACTAGAAATGATCCTAACTCTCGTATTAGACAAGCAAGAAGAAGGTGGAAGTGTTAAATGACTAAACTAGAAAATAAAGCTTTTGAAAAACATATTTTAAAGCATGGATTATTAGAACCAGGTGACGGAACATATGATTCTGCTAGTGCATCTAGAGATTATAATAAAAATAAAAGCCCAGATCTTTTTGAAGCTAAAAAAATAAAAGATAAAAAAACTCTTAGAGAAAAAGCAAAAATTAGACAGGGTAGAGGTTAGGGAATGGCTGCTAAGAAAAAGAAAACAACTAAGAAGAAAGGTGCTACACCTAGTAATCCTGGGTTATACTCAAGGGTAAAAGCAGCAGCTAAAAAGAAATTTAAAGTGTACCCATCAGCGTATGCTAACGGATGGTTAGTTAGAGAATATAAGAAACGTGGTGGTGGATACAAGTAATGGCTAAACCAACAGGAGGACTAACAGCCTGGTTTGGTAAAGGACCTAAAGGAGATTGGGTTGACATAGGTGCACCCAAGAAGAAAGGTAAGCTCCAACCTTGCGGCAGAAAATCTGCAAGTAAAAGTAAAAGATCTTATCCTAAGTGTGTACCAAGGTCTAAAGCTAAGAGTATGACTAAGGCACAAAAGAAAAGTGCTGTGACTAGAAAAAGATCTAAGTCTCAAGGAGTAGGCGGTAAACCTACTAATGTAAAGACTATAGTAAAGAAAAAGAAAACTACTAGAAGGAAGAAAAAGTAATGAAGAAAGTACCATCAGGAAATAAAGGTCTTGGTAAATTACCATCATCTGTAAGAAACAAAATGGGCTACATGAAAAAAGGTGGCACAATAGCGTCAAAGAAAGCTAAGGGCATGAATAAGGGCGGTGTCCTTAAAAAAGCTAAAGGTATGAAAAAAGGAGGAGTACTTAAAGCTAAGGGCATGAATAAAGGTGGCGTTGTAAAAACGGCTAAAGGAAAGAAAAGGGGTGGGGCAAGGACTAAGAAATAGTTCATGCGAAACCTTATATCAAACATACCCTACTTTAAAGTATGGGTAAGAAGAGAGTTTACAGCTAATCACCAAGACTACCACGGTGAGTTTCTACACGGATTAGCAATAGCTGTAAATTGTATACCAGATAGATCACTATCTTTTCAGATTGTATTTACTGGTTGTGAAAACGAATTAGATGAGCCTAATGTGCACGGTGGTGCTATGTGGGCTCGGATGCCAATACAAGCTCTGGTTGCTGATATACCCCTAGAAGAATGGGGTGAGAGAATGGAAAACCATTTATGTCAGCCTTGGGACTGTATGTCTAGGGAACATGAAGTAGTAGTTCTAGATAGAACATCTTCTTCACCTTGGTATGCTAAGATAGACGGAGAGTTTTACTTAGCTAAATATATCTTCACAGTAGATTATACTAATGATGATATAGCTGATAGCCCAGACCAACATAAACAAAGTCATGTATTATATTTGACTGAAGGTAAATGGAAAGGAAATATAGTAGCATTACCTAATAATAGAGTAAGAGTTACTAATCCTGCATTATGGGTTACAGGAGAAGGAGCACCTGATTTTGCTCCGAGTCAATGGACTCATAGTAGTGAAGAGCATGAAAGTTATACAGATCCACATATAACTTTTAATAATTTATACGAGGACTAGTATGCCTAGAAACTATAAAAAGGAATATAAAAATTATCAAGGCACTACTACGCAGAAGAAAAGAAGAGCGTCACGTAATACTGCACGTAATAGAGCATTAGCTAAAGGTACAGTTAAAAAAGGTGACAACAAAGACATCGACCATAAAGACGGTAACCCTAGGAACAATAAGAAAAGTAATCTTAGAGCTATTTCAAAAAGTAAGAATAGGTCGTTTCCTCGCACTAAGACTGCAGGAAAAAGAATTAAAAGGAGAAAGAGATGAAGAATTTAATAATTGTATGTGTATTAAGTTTATCTTTAATAGGTTGTGCAGCGTCACAAATATCTTTAACAGCGTCTGCACCAAAAGGTAAAGACTTAGATATTACTATTAAGACTAAAGAAACTAGTGAATAATTATGGCAGAAAAAAAAGTAGATTCACCTAAAGGTAAAAAATGCGTGTTCGGACTTATGGTCTTGACAAAAAATAAAAAGACTAGTAAGAAGAAAAAGAAAAAGAAATAGAAAGTACGAGGGTATTAAGGAGTTAACATGGCTGAAGCAAAAGCAAAAGAAGAAATAACTAAAGTTAAATTTGAAAAGAAAGCAAAGGTTTCTAAAGTTATACCTAAAAAAGAAATAGCTATGACTAAAGACTATAATAAATACGGTTTGTATTTAGGTATAGGTCTTGTAGCATTAGTTATTCTTTCTAGTATATTAGGAAGTTAAAGATGCAAGGAGGGTTGTTAGTAACATCACCTGTAGCATTGGCTAATACCAATAGAATTACAATATATACTACGCCCTCCAACCATCGGTCTAGTGTAAAACAAATTATGGTAGGCAATGTAGATGCAAGTAATGCAGCAACTGTTAAGATAGAATTGTATGATGCTTCTTCTACAACTCATTTTGCTCTTACAGGAGCAACCAGTATAGCTGCTGATGGCTATCTCTGGTTAAACGATATTATTATAGGATTAGAAGCAGGTGATCTTATATCTGCTACAGCAGGTTCAGCTAATGATTTAACTGTTACAACTGTAGTAGAACAAATAGTAATAGGAGGGTAGTTTGACTCCCAAACAAAAAATTTTTATAAATGCTTTATTTGCAGAAGCTCAAGGAAATTATAGAGCAGCTATGGATATTGCAGAGTATTCTAAAAACACATCTATTAATGATGTACTAAAAGGATGTGAAGAAGAAATTATATCATCGTCTAAAAATTTTCTTGCAGCTAATGCACCAAAAGCAGCAATGGCTATAGTAGGTGTTATTGATGATCCTGTAGAAATGGGAACACGAGATAGACTAGCTGCAGCAAAAGATGTACTAGATAGAATAGGTGTTAGTAAAACAGATAAGATTGAAGTCAAAGCTCCTCAAGGTATTTTTATATTACCTAGAAAAAATGATGATGAAGATGTAGATGACGGAACAAACGAATAAATACAAAAGAAGAACTTCTTCCACTATACCGTTTGGTTGGGTACTAGTAGAAGGCTCAAAAGATTTACTAGAAATAGTTCCAGAAGAAATAGAACTACTAGATAAAGCTAAAGAATATTTAAAAGGATCAAGCTATAGAGAAGTAGCTAAATGGTTATCAAGCAGAAGCGGAAAATACATATCTCATGTATCGTTATATAGAATAACTAAAAAGGATTTAAGTGAAAAAAGAAGAAGAGCAGCTAAACTTAGATGGGAACGTGCCAAAGCCAAGGCAAGGACAGAAACGCAAGAAGATCTCATCGCAGAAGCAGAAACTTACCGTAGCAAAAAAAGCCAAGAAAGCAGCTAAAATTAAATTAGCTTATGCAGAAAAAAAAATAGAAGCGGTAGAAGAAGAGCTTAGAGAAGAAAGACCTATAATATTTAGACCTAATGAAGGTCCACAAACAGAGTTTTTAGCAGCAAGTGAAAGAGAAGTTTTATATGGTGGTGCAGCAGGCGGTGGTAAGTCCTACGCATTACTAGCAGATGTATTAAGGTATTGTGGTAATGGTAATCACTCTGCTTTAATTATTCGTAGAACAAATGATGAATTAAGAGAGTTGGTACAGAAGAGTCAGACTATGTACCCTCAAGCATTTAAAGGAGCTCATTGGAGCGAAAGAAAGTCTTTATGGACATTCCCTTCAGGTGCTAGGATATGGATGACATATCTAGAACAAGACAAAGACGTATTAAGATACCAAGGACAAGCGTTTACTTGGATAGGTGTAGATGAATTAACTCAGTATCCTACTCCTTACGCTTGGGACTATTTAAGGTCAAGGCTTAGAACAACTGATCCTTCACTGCCTATACATATGAGAGCTACAAGCAATCCTGGTGGACCAGGTCATATATGGGTTAAGAAGATGTTTATTAATCCTTCTCCTTATAATAAAGCGTTTGCTGCAACAGACATAGAATCAGGTAATGTTCTTAGGTATCCAGATGCACACGATAAAGCAGGAGAGTCCCTGTTTAAAAGAAGGTTTATACCTGCTAAACTAACAGATAATCCTTATCTATCTGAATCAGGTGAATACGAAGCTAACCTTTTATCTTTACCAGAAGTTCAGCGTAAGCAACTTCTAGAAGGGTCATGGGACATAGCAGAAGGAGCAGCCTTCGGAGAGTTTAACAGAGATATACATGTTGTTAAACCTTATGATATTCCTTCTTCGTGGAGAAGATTTAGAGCTTGTGATTATGGGTACAGCTCTTGGTCAGTAGTATTATGGATGGCTGCTAGACCAGATGGACATATTATAGTATATAGAGAACTATATGTACGT